AATTCTGGGATGAGAACTCTGCTTTGTCCTCATACTCAGGAATCTGATAAAAATTATTGACAGTCGTATAGCCAAAGTCCTCAAAAACACCAGGATTATCCCTTGTGTCACTAAGACTATTATCCTTACTCAAAGTCTGACCAGGACGTAAGTTCTCAACAGGTGTTACAGGAAACTTCTTCTTTGTTCTATCTTCGAATAGATTGTAACCTCTTCTCTTTGTATAGTCTTGACAACTGCATTGCCATCTCAATTCTGTAGTAAGAAAACGGCCTACCTTAAAACCGCGATGTGCTGGGACAACAGTTGCAGTGCTCCCAGACACGGTCTTTGCACCGTAGCTGTCCTTTCGTTGAAAAATAATTTCTTTCGTGGTCGCGTCCGAACCTGTAACGGTGAAGCCAACATAATCGGTGTAATCGAACCCTCGAATTAGTCTATTTACCTTTGCGTTTCCTGTTGTTGTACCACTTGTTATCGTTAAAAATGTAAAGGTCGTAGAGCCTGTAACAGTAATCGAATATCTACCAGATGCCACGACACCTGTAGAGACGTCAAGAAAAATTTTGTTCCCCGTCGCAAGGCCGTGCGCTGAGCTGGTCGTGACAGTAACTGTTGAAAATGATCTTGAGTACGTAGCACTTATACCAGGATCACGTTCAATCACTCTGTCTGTAATACGTTCATCTTTCAGCAAGCCAACCTGCTCAGGTAACTCACGTAGTTTTACTCGTGTGGTGGTCCACCTTGGGTCTGTAAATGCTGCAGACAAATAGTAAGTTACGTTGCCACTTGTGGTGGCAGACGTTGCTGCTGTCAACGTAAATGTATTTTGGGTCCTATCAGTGATCGTTAACGTTGCATCGGTCGCTCCACCTGTCGTGAAGTCCAAATAAATCTGATCACCAATAAAATAATTATGATCTGATTTAGTTACGGTTATCGTTGTGCCCGCTTGGCTATATGTGGCACTGACTGCATCAGATAAATAACGAACTTCTTCGATTGGAATCCCAATATCGTAAAAAGAAAACGCATTTGTGTCGCGCATTCCCACTAATTGTTCGCCTATCTCGTTACTTGCTGATGGATATGTAAATAAACGTGCCGGGACAAAGATTCCAGGAAATTGTTGAAAGGAAAAATAAAGTCGGTAGTCTCCACGCGACTTTCGCTCTCTAAACGAAGAGCCTAATGTACTTTGCGTGATGGAATACAGCTCATAACCTCTTCTCCAACGCGACCAGAGCGAATCTTGATTGTAAAACCTGACTTCACTACTCTCTTCGGGGTTTCTAGTGATGTCGAAGGGATTAGGAGCCGCTGCACGACGGTTTGGCCCCTGAAAAGACGTTAATTTAGTGAAATTTTTGTCTTGATTGCGGTCAAAAGGCCCTGATGACGAGCTTTTGAACTTGTTGAGTCCAAAAGGCATGGTTTTTGATTAATAGAAGCCGCCCTGAACACCTACATAGAAGCCGCTTGTAAGTGCAGTGGAGCCACTGACAGCAGCATAAAGCGCTTGCCCACGCTTAAGCATAAGGCCGCGACTTTTGAGAGCCTTGTTGCTGTTTGCACTGCCCATGTTTGAACCGGCTTGCACAACAGGATGATTGATAAAAGGCAGATCCTCTTTGTCGGTAAGGCTGTAAACGACTTCAGAACCAACAGCCTCGACGCTTGAAACAAAAAGTGGGAAAAACTGGTTGGTATTACTTACAGTTCCGACGTTCACCAAATAGAAACAGATGTCAATGGGCAACCGCACGCTCACGTTACCAGTGATTGTGCCGCTGAGGCTTGGGATGTCTGCAGTGAACGTTGTCGGAGTTACTGTTGCGATCGTCAACTCAGCATCGATCGGAACGGTACCTGAACTATAAGAAGTGAAATCACACCATACTTTCTGACCAACACGTGCATTGTGGCCACCTGAGATGGTCACAGTAACAGTAGTACTATTCGCTGAATAGGTACCATTGGTTACTGCCTGTGCGTCGATAAACTCAAGACAACGCTTGGTGTAGCGTAGCCAAATCTCATCAATATATGCACCTGAAATAGACGTATCAGTGGCGCCGGAGTCAACATCAAAGATCTTGGTCGCGTTACCGACGGCAGTCGGAACAAGGCTAGTGCTGAATGCCTGACCAGAAGCAACCGTCAATAAAGTGGACGTCGTTGCCGGACGATCGACCATCAACGGCTGTTTATTAGAACTACTGCTTGACACTTCTTCTCAGCGGGTTTCTTTAAATGTATTATAGCGGTATCAGATCAATCTCCCTTTTTGTCCTTTTTCTCCATGCGTGATCTTGCTTTCTTCAAAGCATCCTTACGCTTCTCTTTGTCAGTCATTTTTTCTTCACCCTTACCTTCTTTATCTTCCTTCTTTTTTTTGAAGTGAGCAAGGAGCTCAGGTGGCATTTTGTGTTTTGACATAATTAAAATCTCACTGACCGCTTGCTTTTGTTAGATATTTTGAACGCGGTTGTTTTGTGATGGCGCCAGTGCCGTAACCTCCGCTTTTTTGTTGGTCGAGACCTGAGACAGGTTCTTCATTGAAGACACTGCCTGCCATACGCTCCAGTGAGCCGGGAGCGTCCCCCATGGCTTCATGTGGCATTGGCAGCCCGCCCATTTCTTCTCTTGCTTGTCCCATTACCTTGTTATGAGATTTAGGTTCGGAGGATCGACACGTAAGCCTTGGCGAAGTATTGATCCTGTTGCGTAAGGAACAGGTTGTTCACCTGGCTCTAATAAGTTTAGCGGCAACACATCTCCTGCCATTCTTGGTCGCTGTACTGTTCCAAACATGCTCGGACCTTGCGGTTCCGATGGCGTGTCATCTCGACGCAATCCAAGCGTGTAACCTGCTCTAGTTGTGGGTTTTACCATGTTGCCTGAACCGGTTTTTTGTTAACAACCACACCAGGTATTGAGTCAGCATACGAGCGGGTAACCTCTCTCATGTATGCAGGATTATTGAGCTGATAGCGCGGATCGTTCTCGCCTGTATATGAAACGACTAAATCACATGGCGTGTGTTTTTCTGAGCGTTTCATGTTGAACGGATCACTGAACCCTGCTGTCAGAAGCTGATAATCGTTGTACATATTCCTGTAGGTAACAGGAAACGATTGGCTATATCCAGGTATCGCCGCAAATCGCATCATTCCATTAACTTAGGAGCCTTGAAAGCACTTTGCAGTAATCCCAACACATCCATAGATTTAGGAGCAGCTGGTGGTGCAAGAGCACGGGTAGCTCCTAAACCACCACCGATATAGCTTTTTAAAAACTCCGCATTATTTTTTACGGTTGGTTTATCAGTAGGTTTGACATCCACCGGAGGAGGTGCAGTCGGCTGTGGCAGAGAAGAGGTAGCTCCTGCCGCTTTCTGAGCCTCTGGCAAATATTGTTTATAAATTGGTTTTTCGCCCCGAGCGACGGACCAAGCCCCTAGTCCCTGCGAATCGAAAATTGCTTTTGCTGCGCGTACATTTGTCCTTGGGTCATACAATTCCTCATTTGCTTTTAGACCAAATTGCCGGCGCCGCTCTTCGCCCATTTTACCAAGCATGTTGATCTGAAAAAGCCCGAGAGAATAGTCTCCTGTGCTTGCGTCGGGATTTAAAGCACGCGGGTTCAAACCAGATTCGGCTTGACTGATCGCGATAAAAGTAGGAATTAAATCCTCTTCAAACCCCTCCTGTCTAAGAAGCCCGGCAAGCTGAGCTCGAGTTATCTGTTTAGCCATATTATCGGTGGTTGGTTTCGAGAAGGAGGCGGGTGCCGACAGCAACATCAGCAGGACCAGGAAGAGCCTGGATAAATTCCGCACCTTCCCTGTTGAACCTGTAACGAGCTTGCTCAGGATTTCTATAATTAGGTACATATAAGTGCAACGCCAAACGATCAGTCTCGTACATATAAATCTGCGTCCACGTTTTCAATGTCTCCTTGAAATCCGTGGTTGCAATAGTACGATCAACGTCACCGGCGATTGACTCAACACGTCCCCGTGGAACGGTTGAGTTATTCATAGTGCCGGTCATATCGGTGCGCTTTTCAGCCTCGTCGCACCGCTCAACCTGTTCGACAATCTTGGAGTACCAAAACGAATCTGGTACGTTATCTAATGCCTCTTCTAATCGTGCCAAATCGCCAGCAGGAATCGACGTAGTGTTGTACCCCAAATGCCAGCGTACTTTTGACTTTAAGAAAGTATCAAGCTTCATTAATGCTCACCTTCGCATTAGCGTGCAAAGACTATATGCACCAATAACAGATTAACACGCGCCAATAATCACTCAACGCGGACAAGATTCTCTTTGAAAATCTCTTCCCAATCAACACGCTTCACGCCTTTCAATTGCTCAAGACGTGAGAAACGCTCACCAGGCAGGGTGAGTTGCAAGTCCTTAATATCGCGTGCAGTCTTTAGACCAACTCCCGGAAGGGCGTCTGCAATTTGACGTGCTGAGGCGAGGTTAATATTTACTCTAGTGTCAATAGGAAAGGTTTCTTTCTTCGAGGGCTTGGCCGGCTTTACACCCTCCGAAGCCAAAGATTCTGTCAGGCGCGTTTCATTGCGCTCTTGCTCCATGGTCGCATCGAGGTGCGGAGTAAGATCGCTTTCGTCGATGTAAATAACTTCTTCATTTGCATCTAGACACATAAGGATGCCTTCTCCATGCTGAGAGACGACCTCAACTAATCCTCCTGTGATACGGTTTTGATAGAGCATGACTACCTTTAATTACTGATATAGCCTACCAAAGTAAATACTTACAAGCAATAAAAAAGCGGGTCGTAGTGACCCGCCGTATGAAAGAGGTAACGAAAAATCAGCTGTCGGTGCCACCCACTTGGGAAGCAAAGTCCAGCATACCAACAATGTCGTTGAAGGTAGCTGCAGCTGCGGGACGCAGGTAGTTAACACGAGCGATGACGTAAGCAGCTTTGCCAGCATCAGCGTCGGCGTCGGAGATGAACACACCGTCACCGTTAGCAGCACCGGTGTTTGCCACAGCGTTCATGTTGAAGACCTTGAACGTCAAATCAGACGTGGCCTCAAACATCATTGCATCAGCAAAGTCAGCACCAGTGTAGGTAGAACCTGAGTTGGTGATGGAGGTCAGGAAAGGAGCATGACCAGCAGAAACGTCACTGGTGCCCTGAGCGATGCCGGAAGCACCGATGGTCAGGCTTGCACCGGCGGCACGAAGGCCGTTCGTGACAGTAGAAGCAGGCAGGCCAGGAGCGCCGGAGTTGTCGCCACCTAATCAAAGTACCTCGGTGTTGGTGCCTTGGATGTCAGCGGTCAGCGGAGAAGCGGGGTAAGAGGGCTCACCAGCGCTAGGGCTGTCTTGACCAATGGCGAGAGAAACGCCATAGATGTAGGCAGGACGTGCAGTACTAGCCTGAACAACCATGGAAGTACGATCATCGCGCACGCGATCATCAGGACGACGATCAGGAGAGGGGACGATCAGATCCAGGGTTTTGAAGTCGGCTTTAGTGCCGGACTTATTGGTAATTTTGGCATAACCAATAAGCTCGTAAGCCTCGATGCCAGGCCAACCATAAACACCTTCAGTGTTGTAGGAGGACAGGCGGTTAATTTGATTTCCAGGGTGCAGGATAGCGCCCTTTTCAGCAGTGTAAGATGCCATTTAGTTATACCTCCTCAAGGATCGACGATAGTGAAGGCAGTAGTCACGAAGTCCTTATTCAGGTTCGCGAAACCTGCGTACAGCTGCCAAATGAGGATGATGAAGCGGCTGAAGTCGTCGTTGTTGTTGATGAGAACTTGAGCGTTCGGGCCACCAATACCAACACCAACTGCCTGAGGACCGAAGAACAGTCCGGGGGGAGTTGAACGATCAGTCACAGCGCCAGAACCGTCGCCGTAGTTGACAGTTGCGGTCTTGCTGGGCATGTTGGTGGTCTCGAAGAAGCGAACACCTTCAAACACAAAGCCGGAAGGCATCACAGGTTCGCCAGCCACGAATTGAGCTTGGCCGTACTGACCGCCTTGGTACACAGCGGCGTTGGGGGAAGCCATACCCATCAGAGGGTTGGGTGCGCCCATACCGGGGTAACGAGCAACCTCGCGGAAGCCTTGATCAGCACGCAGATCCTTCATGAAGGAGGGATCAGCAATACAGCGATAGTAGCCGTCCTGGAACACAGGAACGTTACGCTTACGCAGGCTCTTGACAACCTCGAGAAGGTCGGTCTTAACGTTGAACTTATAGCGCTCAGCAGCGAATTCAGCAGCGGTATAGGTATCAACGGTGACACCAGTTTTGCTCTTACCGTTGGGGTAGTAGTAACCACCTTGGGTATCGCTTGACTGACCACGGGACTCAGACTTGAAGAGTTCGTCCAGGAACACCCGATCGCGCCAACGACGATAGTCGTCGAGCAGAGTCAGCGAACCGATGGACTGGTGGAACATGTTGAGGTTCCCGGTGTCCAGCAGAAGACGCTGAGCGGTCATCAGGGTCTCGCGAGCAATCTTGAAGGTGCTCGGGAGGTTGGTGTTGTTCGGATCGGCAGGGCCGGTGTACTCACGCAGAGACACAAGCACCTTGTCCTTCACGATAGAACGGCTGTTGGCAGTTCCGATCGTCTGGTCTTGGGTACGCTCGCGGCTGGTCTTGGTGCCGGGGTTACCGAAGAAGCGGTAACGATCCAGCTGCACGGTTTGACCAGGCTGCTTGGTGAAGTCGTGGACTACGACGGGCTCGCAAGCCATCTCCACGACATAAGCCGGGTGGGGGCGGTACAGTTCCGCACCCAACAGCTTGGGAAAGTCGTTATCGATGAACATAGTAATTTCTCAGCTAAATTTTAAGCGCTGATACTTGAGGACAAAAATCCTCTGAATATGGAAATTTTCATTCCATTACAAAAAATTATAGCAATGCTTTATCAACCTGGATTATTGAAGGCTTCTTTTTTATTGGAATTTTCCTAGCTTTCGATATTCTCTACCAGAAGTTACAGCGCGTGATCCGCTTGAAGAAATGCCAGTCTTGTCTGATCGATAACTTGGCATAGCCTCGCCTGCCATTCTCGGTGGCTCTGGTTTGGGAATACCTCTAAACCCATCTTGTAAGCCCTCTACCATGCCAGGGATGCCGCCTTGCTCTGCGCCCTCGCGTCCCCTTTCAAGTGTTCCTTTAAAATTTTTGCCCATAGTGTTGACCTTTAAGGCATTAATTCACGAGCAACTGCACGGGCTTCACCCAACGGTGAACCGTCCATCATGTTGCCAGGGCTGTACATGTTTGCAGGCACAGTACCCATACGGCTACGTGGATTATAAATAGCCGGTTGCAGTGCAGGTGCCGCTGCCTGAACCTCAGGATTAATGGGTGACGCATCAGCCATCAGCTTTGCCATCATGGCAAGTTCTACTGCTTTCTTGGCTTTGTTGTTGTCCATCATTTCTTTCCTTTTTGATTAGGCATAGGAGGATATCCCACTGGCAATTGACCAGTGACAGGCATGTTTGGCATCAGTGCGTATTGCATTTGCATGCCGATTTGGTCCTGGATCATGTCAGCCTGGCTAACACCACGGGGAGCTAACAAGCCATTAGCTGGCAGAGGAGAACCGGGAAGATTGAGCTTGAGATAAGAGTTATCGAGATCGCGAGGCATCCGGGGCTGAGGAGCATTAGGGCTTCCAACTTGAGTTTGCATGTCCTGCATTCGAATGGAAGCGTACTCATCGACATTGCCAGACATGACCTGACGCGAAGTGTCGCCAGCACCAAATTGAACAAGACCGGGAGCACCAATCGGACCACCAGCAGTACCGATTGCCGCCAGAAACTTATCAGCTTTTTCTCTTGCTCCTGCCTTCTTTTTTGCCATGTTAAATAAAAAATATGGGGGCAGTTTCACCTACCCCCTTATTCTAGAACTGTTTATATACAGTTATCACTCCATAACCAGGAGCTTGTTACGGAACACCTCAGGATTCTGAGAAGCGGTGTTCAGATAGCGCCAGGCGTTAGAGGGGTCGCGGTCGGCCAGGTTACCGAAGCTGTTCCAGAAGTCACCAGCGTTGGCTTGAGCTTGAGGCTGGGGAGGAACAGGCATTTGAGGGCGCTGAGGGGCGACCTGCTGAGGAGCAGCAGCCTGCTGCTGGAACTGTTGACCAACGGCCTGCATTTGAGGAGCGGCGGGCTCGTCAACAACAGGGTGAGGGCCGTTCTCACCGAAGAACTCACAGGTGTAGTCGGCAAGAATGTCAGGGTCAGTCAGGATTGACTCGTAAGCCTTGTGCTCGTTGGAGAGCTCCTGAAGCAGTTCACAAGCTTGGATCAGCTGCTGGTTGGTCTGGATGAGAGCATCCTCAACATCGCAGGCATACTTGTTGACGATCGCAGCAGCATCAGGGCCGAAGTGATCAATAACCTCAAGACTTGCCTCGCTTACTCCGTTTGCCCGGAGTTGGTCCGGGGTAATTTCCAGCGAAGTTTGGGAAGAGTTGCTGGAAAATGCCGGGTTGTTGTTGATCCCAGGCGTAGAGGTCTGCGTCCCCAGGTTGTTGAACTGGGTTGTTTGTTGGGAACCGTAGCTGGCCGGGTCGATTCCCTGGGTCTGACTCGATTGTTGAGCCAGGTTGGGGAATTGGACGGGCGAACTCAGGAGTCCCACCACCCGGTTGAACGCTTCCTTGTAAGGGTTGTCCTGTTGTTGGGGCGCCTGGGGTGCTTGGGAGCTGTACTGAGTAGGGGTTGAGACCGGCGCTTGGGCTGCCATCTGGGCCGGCATTT